AGTCAAAGATTTGTGCAACACCATATCAAATTGAGAACGGCATGATGGATAAAACATTTGAAGGTTTTGATTCAATGGTGTTCTTGATGAATGGAAAATCTCATAGTTTTTGGATGAAAAATTGTATCATTCCATTGGATATAATTTTCATCAAAAATAATGTTGTAAATAAAATACATCACGATTGTCCCCCCTGTAATTCTGATCAATGTGAGTCATACACAGGAGTTGGAAATATCGTCTTGGAATTACCCGGTGGTTATTGTCAGGATCACAATATCAAAGAAGGCGATCCCTTTGTCATTTATTCCGATTCCGTCTCAACCCCTTGAATTCTACCCTTCAGTTTTTCAAAGAACTGATCTTGGAAGAATTTCACCCCTTGAACGAACTTGGCTTCCGTTCCTGGTTCTCTTTTATAATCACCTTGTGGTGGTCTCTTGGATCTTCTCAAATAATTAAGACCTGAGAGATTAGTTATACATTTGTGACCTCCAGAGTTTTCCACCACCAAGTCATAAAATGGAATTGCAAAACTATCTAATATTGTAAGTTCATCTTCATTTAGTTCAGAGAACTTTTTATCCATAATTTGATCCAATCTTGAAAGATATTCTTCGTTCCCCGCTTGAACTTTGTCCATATAAAACGCTTTCAAGTCGGAAGATGTAAAACCAACACTTTCAGGACCAACAGATGTTTCAGAGATCCATTTTAGAGTTGAGAGAGGAACCATTTCCTTTTTCATCCAACCCTTGTTTTCTTCGAGGATCTCATCTTTAATTTCACCCAAGTCAATACCTTTGAGAGCTCTGTCTTCTTTAAATGGATTACAACTTGCCTGAACCAATCCCAAAGGCCAAGCAATAATTAAGAAATTTGCGTCGGGATAGTTTTCGAATGGTGTATATCTGTCATAAGAACCTGGTTTGAATAATGAACCACCACCATATTGTTTTATGATTCCATCTTCAAAAACGACATTGGGTGATTCTTTTTGAGATTTGATATATGTTTCTTGGTTTTGAGCCATTTCTTCGGGTGAAGCAAACCTTCTTTCCTTTGCAATTTTTTTGATGTTCTGATAGATATTCATCAAAGAAGGTGAAGAAGTCATAACCAATTCCTCCATAAAGTTTGGTTTGTTTTTATATGCCAAAAGAAGTTTGTTGGTTAACAACCCAAGAGCCATCTTGTTCTTCTCCAAAGTTCCCTCCTTATCTAATTTAAGGATATAATTCATAACGTCACGGGGTTTAATTCCGTAGGGTTTGAAGTTGGCAGAATCAACGGTGGAGATTAACTTTATGTCGTCAGATGGAAATATATCTTTCGGTGACAGAACTTGTGATATTGTTTCAATATTTGATCTTGCAGATCTGAATGATTTGGATTTGGTGTCCTCTGCTCCGGCTTGTCTGTCGTGGTGGTCTGTATGAATTTTGAACATCGGTTTTCCGTGAGCAAAATCAACTAAAACTGGCATAATATCACCTTCAGCTTCCAACTTCTTGATCGAGAACTCTTTATCACCATATTGAATGATTTCAGCATCAACGACCTTTATACCATTTGATTCCAAATATTCCTTCATACCCAACGCAGAAGTTACACCATCCAAATCTTGGTGAAAATATATCTTTGCTTTCGGATATCTTTTGGATAATGCGTTTATGTCTCTAATCCCACCTTCGTTAATTACTTTTTTCATTTAATTCCTTTTGTGTAGAAGTTTTTATATACCGCGTCTCTTCTTTTTTGATTTCCACCCCAACCTTGCCAATTTTTTAGTTCCTCACCCGCTCCTTCAATATCCTTATTTTTAAGTTTTTTAGCAATTCGTGAAGTTGTAAATCCATCACACCCTTTGTTATAAACAACATCGATCAAAGCGTCAAATATTGGTTTTGATATTTCAATTTTATTTCTTTTCTGCCATCTTTCTATACAAGGTATGCATGTTTGATTGACAACATCTTTCAACCATTGTTCCGCTTGTTCTTTAGTGACTGTCGCACCTGGTTTTGCCTTTTTTTTATCCGTAATACCATAACCTATAGTACACCTACCTTTACAACGCTCACCTACTTTAACAGGTTTTGATGGATATACGGCGTCGTCATAAGTAAATCCAACAAAACCCTCCCATTTTTTTATATGTTCAATTATATTCCCGGAATCATAGTTTGTGGAAGAATATTTCTTCCCATCAGAATCGGATGACGATCCTTTGTCATCAGAATCGGATGATGATCCTTTCCCATCAGAATCTAATGAAGTTGACCCATCGTCGAGTAAATCAAAAAAATGAGTCATCCAACCTTGTTCATTGATTTGATAAAGATCTTTGATCCTCTTTTTCTCGGACTCCGTAATTTGAAATTTCATGTTCAATCTTTTGGTTTGTGAACATATATTGAACCATCTTTTTCTCCCAAGGCAACGAGACCTACTCTTTTTGGATTTCCAAAATACAATCTTTTACCCACCGGTATTTTAATGATGTCATTTTTGGTAAATTGTTTACCTCTCAAATCAGATGTACCAGCAACACTCACTCCATCATCCGCAGCATCGATTGTGTATTTACCATCAATAATATAAACCTCATCACCTTCTTCTATAGTTGCATTTGACAACGTTGATTGTGGTAATTTTCCATCATCTTCTTTCAAATAATGTCTTTTGGTTGCTTCCAAATGAAGATTCAAAATCCTTTGTTTTTCATTTTCGTCTGTTGTAATTCTTCCCATAATAAAATAGTTTTAATATAAATACATCAAAACATAAAAAAACCCCTCATAAAGAGGGGTCAATGTTGATCCAAAAGTTCAAATAATTTCTCAATCCTTTCTTCTTCAATATCAGGTTTGAGAGTGATCAAATCAAGATCCAATATCCTGTTGGGAATTTTGAGTCCGTGATAATCAAATGTTTTCTCTGAATACTTCCCGTCGATCACACCATTAATAACTTTTCGTGTTATATCAATCGGATATCTTTTGAGATTTTCATCAAACCCTGTATTCACCAACCATACATTACACCCCGACTTTCGGACTTTCTCCTTGAATAAATCCACATAATCTTCCACTTTTCTTGGTAAGAAAGGTGAACCGAAACAAGTAGAAAAGACCACCGTTGGTTCGGTCACACCCACCTCCGTTCCCGCCACTTTGGAAGTATATCCCATCTTGAAGAATCTTGCTGCGTCATCCAAATCAAGTTTTGAAATCGGAGGTAAGACACCAAAAGCATCAAAAGATAAGAAGAAGATATTTTTGACATTCTTTCCAAGCCCTAAATCATCTACCATAAACTCTTCAGGAAGTTGTCCCAATGAATATGATGCTCTGATATTCTCCGTAATTGATGAATCCGAAAAGTCGGGGTTATTCTCATCGTCCACGACGATATTCTCCATCAAAGAACAGTTGGTATGATTGAATCTATCAGGAGAATGAATGGAGTCCCAAATGATTGGTTCGTTTTCTTTCTTGAGGTTAATAAGTTTTGCGTAACATCCTCCCTCGAAGTTGAAGATATGATCTTCAAACCATCCGTGTTCATCGTCTCCGATAAAAAACTTATTTGGATCCGAAGATAAAGTTGTCTTCCCTGTTCCCGATAAACCAAAAAATAGATTAACCCCTTTTCCATTTTTGGAGTTTGCATTTGCCGAACAATGCATCGGAAGAACTCCGTGATCAATAAAGATAGTATTTAAAACGGTAAAGATGCTTTTCTTTATCTCACCGGTATAACTGGTTCCACCGATAATGATGGTTTTATCCTCAAAATCTATGATGACAAAGTTTGGGTTTTTAAGATCTTCGTATGTTTCTTGGGGAACAAACTCCGGTCCGTGAAGAACCTTCCACTTGGTAAAAAATCCTCCACCTTCCGCTTGTATCCCCGTCGCATTGATGGTCATATTATTGAAGAATATGTTCGCCCATGCATGGGTGGTATGAAGGTCAACCAAAGTATGAAACTTCTTATGATAACAAACTACCCTTGAAGTTTTATATTCCACAGGTGAATTCTTGATATGTTCTTCCAAAGAATTCTTGAGTTTAGAATAAGTTTCCCTTGATATGATTTGGTTGATTTCCCTTGATTTGTCTATCACCTTATCAACATATTCTCCATCACAGAAATATCTGTCTTTGGGAGATCGTCCCGTGAACTTGCCGGTGGGGAAATAAAGAATCCCTTGTGAAGTGGTCTTTACCCCTTCGTCAATTGCGATCCGATACAGATCTTCGTTGTAATAATTATATCTCTTTATCATATGTCCAAAAATCTTCCAGTTTTAATTTCATCACAAAATAAGGTTTTGGCAGCGCTTCTTTCTGCCTGATATTCTTTAATTCTTTTTCTTGCCACCTCACAATAGTTTTCACTGATTTCACATCCAATCCATTTTCTTCCGAGTTTCTCCGCCGCCAAACACGTGGTTCCACTACCATTAAATGGATCAAAGATAATATCTTCTTTATATGACAAGATCTTAATTGCTTTCCAAGGAATATCCAAACTGAAGGTCGCCTTGGTCAAAGATCTTGTATCGGCAAAATAATTCCATTGACCAAATACAAGTTCCATAAAATCCTTCTTGTCCTTCTCATCATAAACCAACTTATTTCTGAACTCACCCTCAATCTTTTCACTTGGAACCCTCTGATATTCACCCTGCCACTCAGGTGTACCCTTAACCTGTTTCTTGGATAAGTTCTTATATGCCAAGATGACACACTCTTTTGGGTTATAGATATAAGGAGCTGAAGGACTCATCCAAGATCCCCACGCAGTAGTTTTACTTCTATGTGGTGAACTCTCCTCCAAATCCACAATACCAAAGAAACCAAATCCGATCTCCTTCATAATCTGCCAAATCTCAGAGGCGAAAAAGATCCTTCCACCCTTCTTCTGTCTATTGATTTCATATGGGATATTCAAACAAATTCTACCATCAGATTTTAAAACCCTGTAAGCCTCGGTCAACCATTCCCTTGAAAAGTTTTTGTAATCCTCAAACTCCTCATCATCATCCCAACTGTCATAATCAATACCAACGCCGTATGGTGGACTGGTAATAATAAGATCAATCGAATTCTCATTCATTATATTTCTCATAAAATGAACGCTGTTGTCACAAACTATTTGATTAATATATTCATTCATTGTTCTTAATAATAAAGTAAAAAAAATGAAAACTCAAACTTTTGGTTTGAGTTTTTCCAATATCTCATATTTTCTGATGATACTTTTGTCCTCACTACCGCTTCCTATTTTCATACTATTAACCCCATTCAACATCTCCTCATAACTATAAAACATACTCAAGAACCTAAAAATCATTGGCTCCAAACGGGAGGGGTATAAAAAAATCACAAGAGCAATAATAAACAACAAAAACTCAAACCAGTTCATTTCTTTGTTACTACTGTTGAAGTCGTAGTAAAAGATAAGAATCGGAATTGAAATCCATAAAATACCTTTCATCAGTCTAAATGAACCTTTAAATGCATCTTGTCTGACCAACCTACTCTTATTGAACATCCCATGAATTATATAGATGGGTGAGGTAATAAAGTCCATGAACCTGAACAAGAGAACAAACCCATAAAGGATAATAAAAAACCAAACTAAGATCATAATTAATTGGATAAAGGTGCTTTGATGGTTGGGTGTGATTGATAATCTTCCAACTTGTAAACTAACTCAACAGGATCTAAACTACTGTGTTCTAAAGTTAATTTAGGTAGTTGAAATGGTTCTCTACCAATCTGTTCTTTAGCTTGCTCAATGTGGTTAGAATACAAGTGAACATCGCCTAAATTACCAATCAACTCATCAGGTATCATATTAACTTCTTTAGCGATTATTTCAAGTAATAATCCGTAAGAAGCAATATTAAATGGAATTCCGAGAAAAATATCACAGCTACGTTGATTCCACATTAAAGAGATTGCTCGTTGTGGTAATAATTTAGGATAGAATGGAGTTCCCATATGTTTTAATTCTAATGGTGTTCCATTTATTTCTATATTTAGTCCTGATTTAGTATATTGTTCCCATTTCTCATTCAAACTCAACTCTCTTGTATAAACTTGAAATCCATAATGACAAGGTGGAAGAACCATTTGGTCAATCTCACCTACATTCCAAGCATTAACCATCAATCGTCTTGAGTCTGGATTTGTTTTCAGACCGTTGATTAGGTTTGCGATTTGGTCTATCTGTGTTATCTTAAATGAACCAACTCTTTGTTGATATGTATGTGGGTTTGGTTCATATGGCCAAGTAACATTTTCTGTTTTTACTATATTTTTAGGTTCGTTTATTTCCCACCTTCTCCATTGCTTACCATACACGGGCCCGAGTTCACCAAATCGTTTAGCAAATTCTGTGTTGCTTTTGATTTCATTTATAAACCATTCTTGAGATGGTATATCTTCATAACCAAGAAATGACTTTGTATAGTTTTTGTAAGCATCACCATCCCAAATATGACAATTATTGTCAACAAGATATTTGATATTAGTATCACCTCTCAAAAACCATAACAACTCAGTTACCATAGTTTTGAATGCCATCTTCTTGGTTGTGAGAAGTGGAAATCCATCACTCATCTTATGACGGATCTGTCTACCAAAAACTGAGATGGTTCCTGTTCCTGTACGATCTTTTTTCTCTACTCCATTATCAAGAATGTCTTGAAGGAGCACTTGATATTGTTTATCTAAATTATTCATATTATTCAATTATTGTTTCCATATCATGAGGTACTACCCACCTATTACAGTCCTGAGGTAAACGATGAATATGTTTGTAGTTGTTAATAAATCCCATCATGTTATCACCACCAACAGCATTGGCTGAATGGATCATTACCTGTACTACAGGTTCTCCATTCAACCATTGTTCAACCAACCATTTGGCACAATCCATTCCTGTTTTATCGGTAATGTTATTATAATCTAAAGTGTAGTTGTGATAAACACTATTATACCATTCTTTCATAGCCGATTCATCCAAATCATGATCTAAAGATATCAAACTGATGTTCCGTAAACCAATCAAAGTTACAGCCTTTACAAACTCATCATAGTTTCTAACAACGACCCAATCACCCGTTTCAGGTTTCGGTGTTCTGATGTCGTCTAAGTAGATTCTTTTCATTCTAAATCTATATTATACTGATCCAATAGTTGGTAAAGTCTTTCTCTACTACGTTCATACGCATCAATTGTATCCTGACTCGTGGAATCGGGTGCATATTTTGTTTTACACCTCAACCATACATCCATTTCCCGTAAAACAGTATGCATCGAATTACCTGTGGTTGCCATTCGGAAATCACGATCATCTTCTGGTAAATCAAACTTCAGAGTTGCTTTCATATTTTGTTTTTTATTTATTTAAAGTATTATTTATTTCTTGAATTGATTTGTTGATAGATTCTTTACGAAAATTTATATAATCTATTTCATTCATATCCTTTGCAACTACACCCAACTCATAAGCATCGAGAAATAAATCATGCAATATTTCATATAAACTATGATTAACTTCAGACATATTTACTTTT